AAGGAGCAAATGTAATAGATGTTTCTGATGTAGATACTCAAGAACTGAAAACAGCTCTTATTACCGACCCAACTACAAGGGCGGAAATTGAAATTTCTATCCTTAAAAAACGCTACGAAAACGAGAAGACTCGCCATGAAGCTGATTTGGGGTTTGTATCAAGGAAGTTTGAAGATTATGTAAAAAGTAAAGAATATCAGCAGGTAAAAAATTTGAAATTAGATTTAGAAAAATACACTCAATGGCAAAATTCAGGTAATGGAAATTGGGAAAACCAAATAAAATGGACAAAAGAAAAATTGGAGATTTCTGAACCTGCTTTAGCTCAATTAGAAAATAAGCTTAAAGAAAAAGGAATAAATATAAATGATTTCCAAATGAGGAAAGAGCAGACAAATATGAAAATAGCTGAAATAAGCGACAAAATTGAAAACGAACTGCCTCTATTAAGAGAAAAAATGATTAACCAATATAGAGCTGAAAAAAAAGAAAAACTCAAAAATTACAATCCGATTGATTTTGTAAAAGAAAGAGAAGAAGAGAACAGGGAGTTTTTCAAGTTAAGACCCAAAGAAGAAAAGGTTGCTGAAAAAGAAGAAATCATGCAAGAACCTATTAAATCAAGAATGCGGAGATAAATTTAATAATAAGAAGGAGTAGAAAATTCCTTCTTTTTTTTGTATCTTTGCAGAAAGAAAAATCACACAAATATTATGGAATATCCAATTAGTTTAGACACTGCTTTACAGATTATTGGCTCACTGAAAGTAAGAGCTATCAAAGAAAAATCAGCAACTAATAATATTAATAAAATAGAAAGTTTAGATGTTAAAATCAGAACTTATCTTGAGGAGGAAAGAATGCTCTATGGAGCTGATGAATACAAAAAACTTTCAGTTATGGATAAAGTTGTAAATTATTATAGCCCTTTAATCAAGCAACTCAATGGATTTACATAAAGTCAATGAAATATATCAGCAAGAAAAAAAAGATTTACTTGCTGATTTAGTTTCACAAGAAAAACCTTTGGCTTTTATTTTAGGGGGACAGCCAGCATCTGGAAAAAGTAAATTAGCCAAAGAGTTTATGGGTAAATTTTCTAATGATAATATTCTTTTTGTGAATGGCGATATTTACCGAGAATTCCACCCTGACCGCCAAAAACTTATCAATAATCCTCTTTCGTATTCCAAAGAAACACAGGTTTTTTCTAATGTTTTTACTGAAAATCTTATTCGTGAAGCCATAGAAAATAAATATAACATCATGGTAGAAGGCACGATGCGAAACCCACAAGTGCCGTATAATACAGCTAAAATGTTCACAGAAAACGGCTATGAAGTGGAGATTTTAGCAATTTCTGCACCATCTGTTTTTACGGAATTAGGTTTGTACAATCGTTATCAAGAAGAAATCAATTTTCAAGGCTGGGGGAGGCTGGCAGAGATAGAATCTCATAATTTGGCTGTAAGTGGAATTTTAGCCTCTTTGGATTTACTTTACAATGAAAAAGCAGTAGATAAAATTCATTTATACTCCTATCAAGCAGAAAAGCATATTGTAAGTTTTTCACTACAAAACAATGAATGGGATATTGATGATTTGCCATCTAATTATATTATAGATGCAAGGGAAATTCAGCTACAGAGAAAAGAGAATATTGCAAAACTCATTGAAAGAGGAGAAAATACTCTGAACCAAATTTCTGATAACTTGAAACCAAAAGTTAATGAAATTTTAGAAAAATTAAAAAATCTCAGTCAAGAAAATGACCAGAAACGAAGTTTTAGAAGATGAAAAAGTCCCTAACTCATGGTTAGGGATTTATTTTTGTGAAATCAATGATTTAGGGCAATTAATTCATAAACAATAGTTGTTGTAACCTTATTACTTTTATCTGAATTGAACGCTTCAAAAGATTTTCTTTTGATTAATAAAATATCATCAAAATCTTCATATAGATTTCTGTCAAATAAATTACTACCGTTTTCATCTTTAATTTCTTGGGTGTTAATATTGAAAAAATCAAATGATTCGCCAATATAAAACTCCCGTTCTCCATATAAATGAATAATAAGGCGAGTAAAATGTTGTTTAAGAAACCAGTATATCATTGCATTTTGGTTTTCTGAATAGAAGCCTTCTGCATCCCACAGGTAAAATTCAATATTATTATTCATTTTTCAATAATTTAAGATTTGTTTTTTTCTACATTATGTAGCTTAAACTCATTCTTCTTAAATTTTTCCTCTTCTTCTTTATCTTTATTGAAAAATTCCAAAGTATCAGAAATGATTTTCTCTAAATTTTTTTCCCAAAACCAAAGGGGTATCTTAAAATAAAACTTTCCTCTTTCATTCTCTTCAATTTCTCCGAGGTCTTTAACCAAAGTTTTGGGAACAAAAGCCCAAGGATTAGTATTTATTTTTTTGAGAGTAGCAGTAAGTATTAGTTTGTAGGATTTTTCTAATTCTTCGTATTTATCTACATAGACAAATACGTACTCCTCCTCTTGTGGAGTTTTCAATTCTTCTATTTTGGTTTCCCAAGTTTCAGAGTCAATTTCCAAGCCCTCATCTTTTTTTTCTGTTTTGGATTTGGGTAACCAAAATTCTACTTCTTTTTCTAATTCAGAAATAAAAGCTTTGATAAGCAATGCTTTTTCTGTTTCTTTAATGATAGTGTAATTTTCAAAAGTTTTCATCTTCTAAATCTTTTAATAGTTGTTTTTTAAGTAAATACTGCTGGTGTAAAAACGCCCAATGTTCTTCAAACTTTGGGTCTTCCAGTTGCTTTTGTATAGTTTCCAAAATTTCTTCTAATTCCTCCCTTGTGGGTGGAAATAATTCTTCTGTAAATAGTTCTAATTCATTCATGATATTGATTTTAAATAAAAAATGGACTTGGAGGCATCATAAATATAAACCCTAACTTTTTCAGAAAAAAGAGTATTAACAGTGTTAATATTAGAAAAATTACTATCAATTTAGGTTTAGTTTTTTTCATAGTTTCTTGTTTTATTATTCTAAACAGGTATAGATTCATCGACAACAAAGTAATTATTTTGAAATAAAAAGGACTTAAGATTCTCATTTTAGAAGCTTATGATTTTTATAAATTTTTATTAAAAAATTTATAGTCTTTGTAAAAATATAAGCTGAAGCTATTGCACAATAATAGCTCCATTCTTCATTTTGTGTTCCAAAATAGATAAGATATATCACTGCAAAAAGACTTATTCCAAACATTATTTTTTGTCGCTGAATGTCTTTGGAAAGATTTTGTTTATTTATATTTTTCATGTTTTTTATTTTGGGTTAATATTCTATATTTCTAAATTCAGAAATCGCCATATTTACTTTATATCTCTCATCTAATAATCCTCCATTTCTATTTTTAGCTATCATAATTTCCACCTCATTTTTTGTAGGAGCATTATTGTAATCATCCCATTCATCAATATTGTAATATTCTGGACGATAGAGGAAAATGACTTCATCTGCATCCTGTTCTATTGAACCAGACTCTCTTAAATCGGATAATTGAGGGCGTTTATTAGGTCTGCTCTCTACAGCTCTTGAAAGTTGAGAGAGAGCGATTACTGGTATATTTAATTCTTTTGCAATAGCCTTTAATCCTGATGAGATTTTGGCGATTTCTTGTTCTCTATTTTGTGATTTTTCATAAGTTGCTAATTGTAAATAATCAACAAATAAGGCTTTTATATTATATTTCAATTTCATCATTTTAGCCTTGACTTTTAAATCTTGAATAGAAATTGATGGGGTGTCATCAATGTGTATTTTTAGTTTGGTCAAGTCTTCCTTATAGTGATAATACCTCTCTCTTTCATCTTCTTTCAGACCTTTTCTCAATATTGAAGAGTTTGGAATTTTGGTATAATTTGTAATAATTCTCACAGCAATTTGTTCCGCAGACATTTCCAATGAGAATATACCTACTGCCATATTTTGGATTGCTAAATCTACTACCTGCTGAACTAAAAATGCTGTTTTTCCCATTCCAGGTCTTCCTGCCACAATTGTAAGGTCTGAATTTTGCCAACCTCCCATTGTTTTATTGATGATGCCTAATGAACTTGGGATACCTGTAATCCCATTGAGATTAATATTATCAAATCTCTCTTCTGCTTTATGAACAAGACTTGAAAAGCTTTGATATTGCTTATTGTTGTCTATAAATTGGTCTAAAAATAAATTATCAAAATACTCAAAAGCTTTATCACGAATATCAAATATATCCATATTAGGTTCTTGAGCAAACCTCAATAATTTTGAAAACTTATCTATAAAATCTCTTTTTACAGATAGTTCCACCAAAACCATTAAATGATATTCAAAGTTTGCAGAAGAAAAAGAGTTAGTCACCAAGTCTATAACATAATGGTCTAAATGAGAATGCCCTCTCTTATTTAATTCTAATGTTACAATCATTAAATCTATCCCTTTACCATTTTCCCATAAGTCCGCAATAACTGAGTATATAAGTCTATTTTCTTTTGTTGTGAATAGATTAAGATTTAGTTTGGTATAATGGTTTGCGAACAGAGATGGTTCTTGGATTAAATAAGCTAAAATTTCTTTTTCTAATTTAATATTTGTGTTATTCATTGTAAGTTTGTTTTGGGCGTTTTATAGTAGGAATGTTATTTGGCTGAAGTCCTGAAGGTTTCTTTTTTGAGGTTTTTAAATGTGGCAGTGTGTTTTTTAAATTGTTTTGCCACTTATTTATAGGGATTCCAAGTCCATTGACCCAGCCATTGTCTCTCCATGATTCATATTTTGATTTGATGGCAAAATCCATTGTTTCATCATAAATTTCTAAACTTTTAGCAAAATTCATAAACTCATCTAATGAGGGTATATTTATATTTTCTCTTGTTGATGTATGAATTGTTTTTTCTTCTAATATTTTAGGTTGAATGTCATTTATAATAGGGCTTTCTATCATTTTTTTGAATTGTTCTGATTCTTGACTTACTTTAAAAGTCTCTTTTTGGAGTGATTCTTGTAGTAAGAAAGAAATATCAGTTATTATTCTATAAATACTTGGTACCCCATTTCTTGTTTGATACTGAATTAAACCAACATTTCTTAATTTTGATTTAAGAGCATTAATAGTTGGTCTAGTTAAAGATAATTTTTGACCTATTGCATTATCTGATATTGTGAAATCTTTGCCATCATTTTGTCTACATTTTTCCAATAGAAAAAAATATAATGCAATAGCAGAAGCTCCTAATGGAGATTTTTCATTTATAGACCAAAATTTGGTTGTTAATTCAGTATAATTCATAATTCATTCTCTTTTGCTATAATTTCAAGAACTTTTTTCTTATCTATTACAATTAACTTTCCCACTTGAGATATTGCGTCATCTATCATCCCAGAGTTTTTAATTTTAGAAGCAGTTGTTCTTGAACAGCCTAATATCTTTGCCAAGCCTTTCAATCCATACACATATTCTTTAATTTCTTTTTTTTGCCCAATTACTACCTTATGCAACTCTATATATTCTGCCACCGTAAGGTGTAATAATTGAGTATTAGGATTGATGTCCATAGTATTTATAATTTATTATTAAATAACTCTAAAGCTTTTTCTCTATCAATAATTATTTTTCTGCCTCTTTGGATTATCGCTTCATCAAATATTCCTTGACTTTTTAATCGAGAAGCGTGGGTTTTAGAACACCCTATTAAATCTGCTAGACCATTAATTCCATATACATACTCTTTTTTTTCTATAACTTCTTGTTCTGGATTATTAGGTATTTCGGTATATTTCTGAAATGCTTGTAAAAAATCACCAAGAGTCAGTTGCCACATTGGAGTGTCTCTATCAATATTCATTTTTATGATTTTAAGTCGGTTATCATTACTTCCATTTTACATTCTAAAGAATACTTATTATTCATTGCTTTTTCATAGAGAATATCTATAATTCTGTCGTCAAAGGAGTTTCCACTCATCACTCTAATTATTTTATTATAAGAAATTTTATTTTCTTTGGAAACATTTGTCAAATCCCCTCTATAAAAGTATTTACGAAGTTCTTCTACAAATTGTTTTTGTAATATTTTTCTTCTTTCTGCTATTCTTTCAGGGGAAACTTCAATAGAATAATAATTTAGACTTTGCTCTCTGAGCCTTTTTTCACATTCTATAAAGTATATTCTTGCTTGTTTTCCTTTTTCGTTTCTTTCCAGCATTGAAAGTTCTTTTGCCATATCTATTGAAAGAAGGTATTCTTTCATTGGGCGTCCTCCTTTTGGGTTTTTTCCAATTTCGGAAAAAACTACATAGTCTTGATTTTCAATGAATCCAAATTGTTCAATACGCTCATTTATCCATGCTCCAAAAACTTTTCCTACCTCCAAAAACTTATGTAATTCTCTTGCTGAAATAAAAGAATTTCCATTGTACTGTGTAATTTTAATTAACTCTTTCATTTTTAGATTTTTTAGGTTTTACTGATGAATTATATAACTGATAATTTTTAAAAATCTCTTCTTCTGTAAAGCCTTGTTCTTTATAGAACATTACTGCTTCCCAAAGGGTTAGATTCCTGCTATTCCTTCTTGCTAAACCAAGAACTGATTGTTGCTGATTTCCAAGTCTTTTTGCTAATTCTATACTGAAGTTATTATCATTCAGTATTTTTTCAATGATGGTTTCACTTACTTCCATAATTTTTATATATTTGTTGTTAATTTGTATTTAAAATATAACTATATTTACATTGCGAATATATAATATTTTATATAAAATACTGCTATTTATATACTTTATTATGTAAATATTATTGTAAATAACTGATTGTCAGAAACAAAATTTTTATGAAAGATAGATTAATAATTTTTTTAGAATATTTAGGCATTGGACAAAATAAATTTGCTCAAAATGTAGGTTTATCTGCTGGATATGTTAATAATTTAGGAGAAAGTATCAGCTCTCGAAGTTTAAATAAGATATTGAATGTGTACCCTCAATTAAATGAAAAATGGCTTTTAACAGGAAAAGGAGAAATGATTAAACCAATAAATACGCAAAAAGCAAAAGGAAATAATAGTATAAACAGTAATATAAATAACATTGAAGGAAATGTGACAATTTCCCACAATGATTTTTCAAATTTATTAGAGCTTCAAAAAGGGTATCAAGAAGTACAAAAGGAATTAAATGAAAGATTAAAAACAAGTCAAAAACAAATCGATACATTATTAGAAATTCTAAAGAATAAGTAATTATGAAAAAGTTTCTCCTCGTAGCATTAACATTTCATGCTATCTTTTTTTCTGCACAAAAGAAAGATAATTGTACAGATATAATGAAGAGATGGGATGGTTGGGATATTTATAAAAAACCTACCACCGAGAGTGTAAAAAAATGCATCTCCAAAGATGAAAGAAAAATTAAAATAGAAGTTATAAATAAAGGAGATTATAAAGACTTATACCAAATTCTATATTTAGAGTTTAAAAAAGTAAACAATAATGACTTTTCTCCTATTCTGAAATACTCCGAACATACACCAAATATTGTAGTGGATGAAACTTATGATAAAATAAATTGGAGAGGAGAAGGAGGTGCTATTAATGAACACACTATATTTGTTTTTCAAGGATATAGTGGAGTAGAAAGCGATCCCAATATATCATTAAAAGAAATAGAGATTTACGAAACCACAGCTCCTGTTTTATCTGGAATATTAAGAATAATGGGAACATATCGCAAAGATTTTAACCATAACGAGCCTACAAATCTTACTAAAATAATAAATATATATTCAGATGGCAAATTATTGATTTCAAAAGAATACAAATTTAGTGAACTTGAAAGAACAGGTGGAATAACCATAGAATTTAATAGTAAATGATAAAATACCACGCACAATTTTTATTAGACAAAGAAAAAGACAACCCTACTGCTAAACTTCGTTATAGGATAAAATGGAGTGGATTTATCGTTGCTTTTAATGTAGGCTATAGAATAGAAGTTGATAAGTGGAGTAAGGAAACTCAACGCTGTAAAATAAATACTACACACGGTGACAAGAAAGTTCCTGCAAATGTCATCAATCGTAAGATACAAAGATATGAAGAGGTGTGTGAAAACATATTTACAAAATTTAATGCAGAAAATAAAATACCTACCGCTGATGAATTTAGAGCTGAGTTTAATAAAGAAATAGGCAAGGAAAAGAAGAATGAAAATGAGTTGTCATTTTTTGAAGTTTATGATTTATTTGTTAAGGAGGAAGGGAAGAAAAATGTATGGACAAAGGCAACTTATCAAAAGATGGAAACTCAAAAGCGATATCTTTTAGAATTTGATTCCAATATAAGTTTTAAAGATTTTACAGAATCTAAACTTATAGAGTTTCAGTATTATTTGCAAGAAGAATTGAAACTTAAAAATTCAACATTATTAAAAAGGTTTTCATTTTTGAGATGGTTTTTAAGATGGGCGTTGAGGAAAAAGTATATTTCGGATAATACTTTCGAGGCATTTAGACCCAAACTGAAGACGACACAGAAAAAAATCATATTTCTTACCCAATCCGAACTTGAAAAATTGAAAGAATGTAATATTCCTTCTCAAAAACAATATCTTGAGAGAGTTAGGGATGTGTTTCTATTTCAGTGTTTTACAGGGCTTCGTTACTCTGATGTAGCAAACCTAAAAAAGAGTAATATCAAAGATGATTCTATTCATATTACAACGATAAAGACAACAGATAGTTTGGTAATTGAATTAAATAAATATAGTAAAGCTTTAATAGAAAAATATAAAAATTTGGAAGGTGATAAAGTTTTCCCTGTGATAACAAATCAAAAAATGAATGATTATTTAAAAGAGCTTGGAGAGTTAGCAGAAATAAATGAAATAATAAGGGAAACTTATTATAGAGGGAACAAAAGATTTGATATAGAAACACCAAAATATGCTTTATTGGGTACACATGCAGGGAGAAGAACATTTATTTGTAATGCTTTATCATTGGGTATTCCACCACAAGTTGTTATGAAGTGGACAGGACATAGTGATTACAAGGCAATGAAACCATACATTGACATTGCTGATGAAATTAAAATAAATGCAATGGAAAAATTTAACCTTTTATAATTAAAAAACATATATGTATGAATAGCAAAAACAATAACCTGAGAAAAATTAGAAGAGAAAAAGACTTAACTCAAGAGTATATAGCATTTGAACTAGGTATTAGTCAAAAAGCCTATTCAGATATAGAGAATGGAAAGACAAAAATCAACCAACAATATCTAGAAAAAATAGCCTCTATACTAAAAGTAGCTACTTCAGATATATGTGATATATCTATAAATTGTAATATTTTTTATAGGGATAAATATTATAAAATCCTTGAATACCTTGAACAGCAAAATATTGTGCTTCCTAATTATTTATTAGAATAGAAGTTTATAGTATATTTTATACTAAAATCGTATTGTGAGTCACAAACATATAAAATATTTTTGTCGAAACATTATTTCTCAAATAATTATGAAAAAGATAAGAATATTAATTTTATTTATAGGGTTTACAAATGGATACTCTCAACAGGAAGTAAGAGATAGTATCGATGTGAAAAAAGATAGTATCAATTTGAAAGAAATTCAAGAAGTTATTATTAAATCCCAACGCAAGAAGCAATTTTCTGACCACGCTTCTTATACTTTTGATAAAGATGCTTTGGCAAAGGCAAGGCACTCTAAGGATTTAATAACTTCTCTTCCTGAACTACAACTCGATCCTGTGTCTAATAGAGTTTCTAGTATCAAGGGAAGTAAAGTTCTATTCCTGATTAATGGTATTGAAGCCTCAGATATGCAATTTAGTGCTGTAGCACCTGAGAATGTAGTTCGTGTAGAATATTTTGATATTGTACCTGCTCGCTGGGAAGGAAAGGCGGATGTGGTGGTTAATATGATTATTCGTAATCCAGAAAATGGTTTAATGTATGGTATAGATGTTATGGGAGCACCTACTACAGGTTTTTTTAATGGACAAGTCTATGCAAGTCACACTCGTGGAAAACATGATTTTGGGATAGAATACGCATTTTCGTTGAGAGATTATGATAATAGACAAAACCATAACTCCTATGAATATTCACTAAATAATATAAAGTACAAATCTACAGAAAAAGAAAGAGATCATTTTGGTTATACTATTCAAGATATAGCTTTAAGATATACTTACTTAAATCCAGAAAAAGAAACCTTTCAAGCTAAATTAAACCTAAACATTATGGATAATTTTAGCAAAGGGAATGGGGAAAGTATATTCGAACAAGGTAGTGTATCTACTATAAATAAAACAACGGAATACTTATCAGGACAATATTTAAAACCAACATTGGACCTATATTATTCTAAACATATAAGCAAAAGGGATGAGTTGGTTATCAACTTAGTAGGCTCTATATATGATAATAAAACTTATCAAAATAATAGAGAATGGGTTGTTGACACAGGTGTGGATATATTTAATAATGATATGTCCCTAAAATCTAAACAAAAATCCTTTGTAGGGGAGTTGGCTCATTATCATAACTTCGGAAAATCAAAATTAAATACAGGATATCGAATTAGTAATAACTACATATCTAATAATCTTTCTAATCTAGCTGGAAAAAGTCAGTTTGATGTAAATTATTTAGAACAATATTTTTATACTGAAGTTACAGGAAGAAAGAATAAATTGATGTATAGAGTAGGAGTGGGTTTAACCAATATTTATAATAAAAGTGCAGAAACCATTTTTAATGATTGGGCTTTTACCCCTAAATTGGTGTTAAGTTATTCTTTAAAAAAGAATAAGACTATAAGGTTTACAAGTTCGTATAAACCGAGTAGCCCAACGAGTTCCCAGCTTAGTCCAAATATTGTAAATGTAGCACCTAATATTATTAAAAAAGGAAATCCATTATTAAAGTCTGAAAAATCTTGGGTTAACAATTTAGTTTACTCTTATAATTCAAAATATTTTGATTTTAATACTACTATTGGAACAACCTATACAGATAGAATAGTAAATCAATATTATGTATTAGACAACAATCTTGGAAGGTATATTTTAACCTATCAAAATGCGGATTTTTATCAAAATTATCGTTGGGAATTCAGTGGAAGTATTAAACCATTTGGGAATGAAATCCTAAAGATAGGAGTTCATTTAAAACCTACTTCGGAAGTAATAAAGTTGGAAAATGGAACAAAATTAAAAAATACTTATGTAAGAAATCATTTTAATATTACATCTCAGTATAAAAAAATGTTTTTCCAGTACCAGTTCAATATTCCAACTTATTCGATAGATGGTGCTTTCCTATCTACAGAGGAAAATAAAAACCATTTGGTAATGGGATATTCTCATGGAAAATGGGTTTTTAAAGGAGGTGTCTTTTGGATGGGTATGCCATCTAGATACAAAACCAAAAGTCAAAATGAAAGTTTAGTAAACTATATAGTAGATACTGAAATTTTTAATAATAAAAATATGATTTTTTGGGGGATTAGTTATAATTTCTCTCGTGGAAAAACCACAGAAGTAGACAAAAAATTAGAAAATGAAACAGCAGAATCATCAAGATTTTAAAAGTATGATTTAAATATTTGTTATAAGTAGTGCGCAATACTGAAAATGAATGTCTAAATATCGCTTTCATTAAAGCAAAAATTAATAATTTAATAATTTAAATTTAATTAAGATGAACAACACAAAATCAAAATTCGAAGTGCTTGTTTCCAAAATGGAAACATTAAATGAAACACAACAAGGAAAGTTAAAAGGAGGTATTACTACATTATCTTCTGGTGACCTAGCCCTAGCAGGAACAAATACAGGTTGTGTAGAAATCAATATTCTTTTCTGTGGAAGAAAAGGTAAGGATAAGGGTAAGGATATAGAAACTGTAGAACCTTAAATGTACTTTAAATAGGGCTTAGTCCAAGCCCTATTTTTATTTTTCTAAAAAAAAAACTATATATGAAAGTAAGTTTTTATAATATCTTTTTTCCTTACGGAGATAAAATTATAGGATATAATAGTATATCTGACAACTTCATAATTCTTGAACAAATCCTCTATGATTTATATAAATCCTCTATATCTGAGAATAGAATCCAAGATTTACCTAACTATCATGAAACTTTTTATAATGATCTTTTATCAAATGGCTTTATTATTGAGGATAATAAAGATGAATTAGAATTAATAAAAAATATCAGCTATGAAACAGACTTTAATGAAGAAAACTTTGAGCTAATCATCAATCCAACAATGAATTGTAATTTCAAGTGTTGGTATTGCTACGAAACTCATATAAAAAAATCTAAAATGACAGAGGATACCATTAAGAATGTTATAAAATATGTTGAGAATATTCTTGTCGAGAAAAAAGGTAAATTGAAAAACTTTAAATTAGATTGGTTTGGGGGTGAACCATTATTATATTTCCAATCTACAATTCTCCCATTATTCGAAAATATAGTTCCTAAAATGAAAGATAATGATATTAATTTTTCATCAAACTTCACTACTAATGGATTACTGATTAATCAGAACATTTTAGATTTATGCAAAAAATATCGAGTTAACTTATTTCAAATCACACTAGATGGACATAGAGATAGACATAATAAAGTAAGGTATATATCTAAAACAAAAGGTTCGTATGACGAAATTGTTAATAATATAAAATTGTGTTTAAAAAATAATTTTTTCGTTTCCATTAGAATTAATATTTCAGAAGAAACAGTAAAAGACCTTCTAAAAATAATTGATGATTTTAAGGATATTTCTGAAAATGAAAAACAATATATGTCCTTCTCCTTTCACGAAGTATGGCAAGAAGAGAAAAATTTAACAGTTGATATTTCTGAAATTGTAGATATTTATAGAGGTAATGGGTTCATATGCTCTTATAAGGGAGAAAGATCAGCATCAATAAAAAATTCTTGCTATGCGGATAAGTTGAATCAAGCCTTAATTAATTATAATGGTGAAGTTTTCAAATGTACTGCAAGAGATTTTAATTCAGAATCTAAAGAAGGTATATTAAATAGTGAAGGAACTATTACATGGAATGATAAATTTCAAAAAAGAATTTATGATTTAAGGTTTAAAAATAAACCTTGTTTGGAATGTAAAATACTACCTATTTGTAATGGCGGATGCTCTCAGCATAAACTAGAACATGAAGGAAAAGATTATTGTATATTCAATTATGATAATTCTGCCAAATTAGAAATAATAAAACAAAAATTTTACACAAGACTTCATAATAAAGTGACCATTTAAAAAAATAATATGAAATTCACTATCCAATATGATCAAATGGACTGCGGACCATCTTGTTTAGCGATGGTATCGTCTCACTATGGAAAAGAATTCAATTTACAATATTTACGAGATAATTGTTTCATCACTCGCGAGGGAGTTTCTTTATTAGGTATAAGTGAAGCCGCTAAAAAAATAGGATTCAATACTTTTTCTGTAAAACTTAAAACAAGTGATTTAAAAAAAGATTACATACCTTGTATATTACACTGGAATCAAAATCATTTTGTTGTTTTATACAAGATTACAAAAAATATATTTACAGGTAAATTAAGGTATAAAATTGCCGACCCTGCCCACGGTTTCATCACTTTATCAGAAGAAAAATTTAAAAAATATTGGCTTTCTGATGAAGAAAAGGGAGTGGCTTTATTTCTAGAACCAACAGAATATTTTTTCGGACAAGAACCACCAAAAGAAGAGAAAACATCTATAAAAAAACTTTTACAATATCTTTCTTCTTATAAAAAATCAATGAGTTGTATGTTCCTTTTACTAAGCTTAGGAACATTAATTACATTGGTTTTCCCTATCCTTACTCAAAAATTAATAGATGAAGGGGTTAATCAGAAAAACTTATCTATTATTTCTTACATTCTATTAGCTCAGTTAGGATTTTTCTTTGGAGGTATGGTTATTAATATTTTCCAAAATTGGATAATGCTTGTGGTAGGTACAAAAATTAATATTCAAATTATTTCTGATTTTCTAAAAAAAATGCTTAGATTACCAATTCGTTTTTTTGATACAAAACTAATGGGAGATTTTAATCAACGCATACAAGACCATGAGCGTATAGAGCATTTTCTCACTTCCCAAAGTCTTTTAACTATATTCTCTATGATTACCTTTACCGCTTTCTTTGGGATATTATGGTATTATGATTTTCTTATTTTAGCTGTATATATGGTACTGACTATTATCTCTGTGTTATGGTCATTATTTTGGATGCGAAAAAGAAAAATACTTGATTACTTTCGTTTTCAACAAAGAAGTGAAAATCAAGAGTCTATTTATGAAATTATCAAAGGAGTTTCTGAAATGAAGCTAAATCAGTTTGAAGAATTTAAACGAAAAGAATGGGAAAAAATTCAGCAAAAACTTTTTAAAATCAACATTCGTATTTTAAAATTGGATCAAATTCAATTATCTGGTTTTGAATTTATTAATCAAATTAAAAATATTCTAGTAACATTCTTATCTGCTTATTTTGTAGTTCAAAATAGAATGACGCTTGGAGAACTTTTAAGTGTATCCTATATTATAGGACAAATGAACTCGCCTGTCAACCAGTTAATCTTATTCTTCCGTTCCCTACAAGATGCAAAATTGAGTTTAAGCAGATTAAATGAGGTTCAAAATCATATCGAAGAGGAGCAAGAATATCATCAAAATTTACCCACTTTACAAAAAAATATATATAATTCTGGGATAAAAATAGATAATGTTTCTTTTCAGTATGAAGGTCCCCAATCATCTTATGTTCTCAAAAACATTAACTTTAATATTCCAGAAGGAAAAATAACTGCTATTGTAGGAGCTAGTGGTAGTGGAAAAACCACTCTGATGAAAATGTTATTAAAGTTTTATGAACCTACTCAAGGAAATATTTTAATTAACAATATAAACATCAATGATATTTCTCCAACAAGTTTAAGAAAAACTTGTGGAGTAGTAATGCAAGATGGCTTTATTTTTTCTGATACCATTGAAAGAAATATTGCCACAAGCGATGAAAACATTGACTATAATAAATTAAACCAAGCATTAGAAATATCTAATTTAAAAGAATTTATTAACGATTTACCATTAGGATTAAATACTAAAATTGGTTCATCTGGAAACGGAATTTCAGGAGGACAAAAACAAAGAATTTTAATTGCCCGAGCTGTATATAAAAATCCTAATTTCATCTTATTTGATGAAGCTACATCCGCGCTTGATGCTGAAAATGAAAAAATTATACACGATAATCTACAATCATTTTTTAAAGGTAGAACAGTAATCATAGTAGCTCATAGATTATCAACAGTTAAAAATGCAGACCAAATTATTGTACTAAAAAAAGGACAAATAGTAGAACAAGGTAATCATAAAGAGTTAGTTTCCAAGAAAGGAGAATATTATAATCTAATAAAAAATCAATTAGAATTGGGAGCTTAAAAATAAAAAATCCCAAAAAAATAGAAAGAGTCCCTAATTAAAAAAATGGGGACTTTTTTAGGGTTAGTCTATGGTTTTTTATGATAATTCATCACAATTGCAATTTGATATAATTCATTGATTTTGAACAAAATGATACTTTATAGTGATTTATTATAATATAAATAAAATCCCTGTGGGTCTACACTGAATTTTAGCAACTACTTATAAATCAAGTAGTTGCTTTTTTATTTTTGCTAATTTTAGG